AAATTCCCATGGAGCATATCTTACAAGAATTACTTTGCCTGATCTATGATCTGGTAACGTACCTATTGTATTAGTATATAACATTAAGTTAATCAACTATGAAAAAGCAGAATAAGCGAGAAGCTAACCTGTCACGAGCAAACCGTAAGATACGGATTGCTCGTTTACCAGACGATCTCCATTGGAGAGCGCTGGAGAGTCTTATTAAGACTCTAGAAGACTACGTGCCAATTGACCTTGTCATAGAACTTCGCCTTATTATAAGGCAAAGGGATATACAAGGTTACTATCAACTGGCAGGCAAATGGGGGATACGTCGTATCACCTCCGTTTGTTCATCAACGCACGCCGTAAGGGCAAGTGTTGCTGTAGTTTCGTTTCTGAAGAAGCTTCAACTACCCGGTGATAACGCCGTTCAGTATGAACGTGCGATCGACTCAGTTAGAAGCGGTGAAAGTCAATGTTCCCTGACAAACAGACGTCTTAGAAAGACGTCTATGTTTGAAAAGGAGCGTTGTTTCATCGCTAAAATACTGGGTCCACTGGATGTTGAAAGAATCTCTTCAGATTCTGATTGTCGACATGGCCCCGGCAGCTCGACGGATTGTGCCTTTAGGGAGAAGTCTCCATATTTCAAATATGGTAACTGGCCCTATCGCATAACCCCTCGTGCTGTTGCACATGCTCGTAATCTCATAAGCACCGACCAACGCTGGATGTCCTACTTAGAAGAAGCGTACCGTAAAAAGTACGATATTCAACCGTGGGAAATCCTTAATTGGGAGGTGTTTTGGAGGACTATATTTATTATAGCCCCCTACAACAAGATTACGACTGTCCCAAAGGACGCGTCTAAAGACCGTCCTATAGCTATCGAAAACTCACTAAACGTCATGCTCCAACTTGGAGTTGACGGGCACATCCGGAAACGGATGCGCCGGTGGGGAATCGACCTCAACGACCAATCGCAGAATATGCGGTTGGCTCGAGAAGGAACTCTGCGGACCGATTTATATCGGCCAGCCACGATTGACCTTGCGAATGCAAGTGACACCGTGAGTTTAAGGATCGCTAAGATCCTCCTTCCTGATGAATGGTATCGATACCTGTGCGACCTTAGGTCCGATGGCGGCGTGCTCCCCACTGGGGAACGCGTTCGCTATTCGAAACTGAGTAGCATGGGTAACGGTTATACATTCGCTGTTGAGTCGCTAATATTCTTCGCTATCACACATGTGGTAGCTCAGAATTATCTGGGAGAATCCCCACGCGGTATAATTGGCGTATTCGGAGATGATTTAATCATCCCCGAGCCATGCGCGTTGGGACTCACTAGGCGGTTGGAATTAGCAGGCTTCCTTGTCAATACTGAGAAATCTTTTCTCAGTGGCGACTTTAAGGAGTCATGCGGTTCCGACTGGTACCTAGGACATAATGTACGTCCGGTGTTTCTCCGTAAACCGATAATGGATGAAGCAGGCATATACAGTTGCTTTAACCGCCTTAACAGGTGGTTTAAGTTGTTTATGCCTGAATTCAAGAATCCGGCAGATTTTCTGCTGGATTACCTAAAAGACCCACTATGTGGGCCTGTATCAGATACGGAGTTCGACTCTTACTTACACCAACCACGTCGGGGTAGCGCTTGCGCGCCCCTGGCAGGTAGGTTTAAGTTTCGAGCCTTGAACACGACATTAGGGAGCAGGAATGAGAGGGAATTCAGATTAAAGAATCTGATGCACCCGCTCAAACCAAGCAAACTATGTCAATGGACTGCAGTGCTGCCGACTTCCTCAGGTAGTAGGTTCGATATTATCGATCCC